TAAGTAAAATGCATTAATTCCTCTTACAACTTCTGGAATCGGAAATGATGCAATATAACCGGCCTTACCATTTTTACTCATATGGCCTGCAATTACACCTTGAATATATCTACCTTGATAGAACTTAGATGAATATACTGACATGTTATCATTGGTTTTATAACCAGTGGCATGTTCGAACTTTACGTTTGGAAACTCTTTAGCAACTTTTAACATTGGCTCCATATAACCAAATGATGTTGCAAAAATAATATCCATTCCGGTATTAGCCATTGCTCTTATTACAGTCTCGGCTTCGGGACCGTACTTAACACTTTCAACGAAAGTAGTTTCTACTTTATCACCAAATGCTTCTTTAACAGCTAGGCGACCTTGTTCATGCATGTAAGTCCAACCATGATCTCCAACTGGTCCTACGTACACAAATCCAACTTTTAGTTTATCTGCAAAAGCTGAAAAGCAGAATAAAAAAGACAGTGCTAGCACTGCCATGTGCTTTATAAGTTTCATAATTTCTCCTGTTATCTTACTCTTGAAACAGAGCCATTTTTCTTAGCTAGGAATGCTTCGAATGAAACATCCGGATAGTCTTTCTGTAATGATAAGAAAGCTTTTAGATTTGACCTAGCATCATCAAATAGCCTTATACGTTTATATATCTTTTGATCTAAGTACTTTCTAAAAATGACTTTCTTATTATCAGCTGCTGGTCCACCTCCTAGGTTACCAGCTCGTTCAACATAGATTTTATCTATGTCAATTCCTTGATTTCTAAATGTATCTAAAAATAATTTCTTATCATCAAAGTTAGGTCTTGCAGTAACGATTATTACTTTACTGCCTGCCTTTGTGGCATTTTTAAGAATCACCTTAACTTTGTTAATCATTCTTGCAATTGGCGTCGACGTCCTGTTAAATACTTTGGCGTCTTTGAATTCGCCGAAGTCATACTCTTCTCCAGCTTTTTTCTTATACGTGTTAAATTCTTGGTTATCAAGTTTTTTAATGACTTTACCATCTTTTACTACCTTTACTTTCGCTTTAGTTATAAACATAGTTTCGTCAACATCAAACATGGTTAAACCCTTGCCTGCTGCTTCTAATAAAAATGTTTTAAACTTTACCATTATAGTTATTCTACCATAGTTTTACAGAAAAGTAAAGGACTTTTTAACCATTTGTGTAAATTTTTTGTATATGGTCTTCAAAGGCTTCAACCTTTTGCAATCTGTTTGGCCAAAGAATGTATTCTTTCTCTGGATTCTTCTTTAAATTTGTTAACAATGGAATTATAGAATTATACAATTTATCTAGACGATCCTGAGTTGTTGTCGCAAGTTGTTCAGCATCATTAACCGAATCTTGTTTTTTCTTTACAATATCAAGTTCGTCTTCAGTTACTGCAGTAAAACCAAAATCGAAATCTAAATCATCACTCATGCTAATGCCTTCATTCTAGTTACGAGTCTTCCAGCTCTATTTGGAACTTGTCGGTACCACGCAGAGTCAACCATCTCATCTGCAGCTTTCTTCCAATCTCTAGCATCCACACCAGCTTTCATACCTTTAAACTTTGAAAGTCTTGGTCTACCAAGATTAAACATCATGTTTGCAATAATTAGTTGAGCTTCTTCTGGCAATTCATCGAAGTCATCATATAGTATTGAGCAGTCGCTAAGCACTGTTTCAACGTCTTCGTTGAAGGCTTCAATGACTCTATCTTCTGAGACAGGAGTTCCAACTGGCTCTCCATTTTCAGGGTCGTTATCCCTAACCAAATGACCAATACCGAAAGTAGGATAGCCGAGGTGATCATTATATATTTCATACTTAACTCCTTCATCCACTTCAAGTTCTTTTCTTAACTGTTCTATATTCATAATAGATCTCCTTACAAATTACTATTTATAATAAAAAAGGCGGGAACTGGCCCGCCTTCTATTATTTGGATAAGTAGTCGTTTTCTTCTTCAGTATACGGCCACATTAGTATTTACCATGATATTCTTCGATAGTTTTATCATTCATTCTTTGCAGAATTTGATTCATCTCTTTTTGCTGATGAAAACCTAAATGAATTAACTCTCTAGCTACTCTTTGGTTTGCTGACATTTGCATGCCAAACTTAATGTTCTTATATACTTTTTTGAAAGAAGACGCTACTGCGTCACAGAATCTGCAAGCATATGCAGATATTGCTATTGATGTCATTTTAATCCTCGTTAATTATTGAATGTTAATTGTACGAGGCTGCTTCTCCTTTGGTAGAACTACTTCGAGTTTGACAGTTAGTATTCCATCCGTTAGATCGGCACCAGTTACTTCGGTGTATTCCGACAGTCTGAATGACTTTGCAAATTTACGTGCACTTATTCCTTTGTGTACGTATGCATCTGCTTCTCTACGTTTCTCTCTATTTCCTTCGATGGTTAGGATGTGCTCCTTCACCTTAATCTCAATGTCTTTTTTCTTGAAACCAGCAACAGCCATTTCAATAACGTATTTGCTATCGCCGTCTCTTACAACATTGTGGGGTGGGTATCCATCGTTTGCATGCGTATGTATATCCTGCAATGCATCGAAAATGTGATCAAAACCTAAAAAAGCGTTTCTTGGGAAAACAAAGTTTCCAGTCATAGTATCCTCCTGTTAAGCAAGGTTGTTGTACGGACCCGAACCATTCGGCATCCTATAATATATATAATACTTTTTTTTCAAATTTAAACCAGTAACGTAAAATTTATTTTGTTCCGTTACCGATATTATATTTTGGACATAATTCCCATTGGTCTTTATCTTTAAAAGAAATGATTTTAATTTGTCTTAATGGTGCTATTGGCTGCAACTGTTCTTTATTTTCCACAGTTAATAATCCCCAATCACTCATTAATGTTGCTATAGTATTTCTACGTCCAACATCATTTTCTTCTAAGTTTGATTTTTTACCATCTAATAAAAATAATTCTTTAAAATGCACAATAAAGTATCTTCCTTGTTTATGCAATATATGACAAGATTGATATAGCTTATTGTCTTTGCGTGAAGCTACTCCAATTCTTGTAAGTGTTTCTCTTATTTTAAGGAAATCGTCCGGCTCGTTTAATGTTACCTCAAGCATATTGCCTGGGTTCCATTCTACTATGTTATTTTCTTCCACCTTTAGCCACCTTATTCTTCAATTCATTTATCTGTTCAGTGGATAGGATAGTTAAGACTTGACGTGCTTTTTCGTTGCTATAGCCATAATACTCTTTAACTACATCCAAATCACTTATGTGTTCAGGTTTGAACCATTTAGAAAACCTTTTACGTTTTCTAATTATATTTATAAAAAAATCAAATTGAAGACGATTGTCTATGTGGTGGTTCTTATTCATTTCATTTGCAGCAAGTATTGTGTCAGGAAAGTAAGATAACTGACGATTTACCATATACGCTGAATACTTTTTTTCAGATATATCATCTATCATAATATCTTTTTTAGTATAGTTTATTGCATTGCAATATTCAAAGGGATTCATTTTTCTCTACCATTGTCTGTAATTCTGTTACCATAGGAACTATTGTAGCGTCCCACCACTTTATAAATGCATCATAATTATTATCAAAGTATGATTCTTTTATAAAGTTTTCAATTTGTAAACATTCAAAAGACATTGATGGTTGTATTATGCTATGCGCGGATAATAACTCACACATTGCAAGTTGATTTACAAATTGATTTAACATTTCTATTTCCATTATATATCCTTTGTTAACTTTTCTGCTAGTGCCATTCCCATTGTCCAACCAAGATGGCCAGCACCGCTATTAACCCATAATCCTTTTACTTTACCAACAACAGGTAGCATATTTGGTGTCATTGGTCTTAAGCATGACCATTTTTCATAATCATCTTTATTAACGAAAGTATTTTCTTTTACCCAATCAGCTAAAGGTTTAATTCTATCTTCTCTCATATCATGATTCCAACCGGCAAGTTCTGCTGTACCTGCAACTCTAAATACATTATTACCAAAAGGTGAAGCCACTATTTTTCTATCATCATCAAGAACAGATATGGTAGGAGCTTCATAAGCATTTTGATATGTTATAGAATAACCTTTAATTGGATATA